TCCACCAGGACACCTTTACCAGATCCGGCAGTGTCTCCCCAAATACCCAGATAATCAACACCGCCACTGTTAGCTTCTGGCACATCATAATCAAAGACAAATCTTTGCCAGCTTGCTGTAGGTGTGAAAGTCATCCATCCGGAGTTTCCGATGTCGGCCGTAGAATATGCCACAGCAGCTTCGGCAGCGGGATTTGAGGCGGGTTGCTTTGCTTCAAATGATATTCTGATTCTTCTACCGGCAAAATGGAGAGCAATAGCCTCCGGGATGGTTATATAGGCTTCATCAGTGTCACCGCTAGAACTAGGGCTTCCGTTTGTTGAAGAAAATAATCCAGCCTTTGCCCCTTCTCGGGCATCACTATCTTGCACTACAGTGGACCCGATCTGTTCGGTCCATTTATCGAAGTCATCATCTTCAAAATGATTGGAGAAAAAGGTACTGCCTTTTATCTTGGCGGAGATAACAGCTTCATCGATCAGTTTCGCCGTGGTAATGGCATCTTTCTTGATCCAACCGCTTTCGAGAATATTCGTCGTCGCGCTGGCATTTGCCGACCAGGTCCCGTTTTCCGGTTCCTTGGTGACTCTTCGGACCCGATAATACAACATGACAGCAGTGGGATTGTCTTCAGTTCCACCGGGAGGAATATTCTCATGCGTGATGTATTCGTCATAGATAGTAGTAACTCCCCCAAGTGTTCCTTTCCAATCAACACCGTCGTTTCGCAAGCTATACCAGTCCGTCTCATCATTAGAAACTTGAATCTCATAATGACTGAAGTTCGTCAGATTAGACTGCCGATCCCAATTGGTCGTGATGGCATTCAGCCCGATTGCCCTGCATTCGGCGATCGTCACCTGCGTGGGAGTGGTGGTGCCGCCTCCGGCATCATAGCCATCCTGGATATCGGTATATGTTGGACACAAATCGATTTGACCCGGGATCGCGTTTTGGGGAGTGTTGGGCGTAGTGAGCTGCGGAACTGATGGCTGTATTTGTCCAGCCTGCAGTAGATTTCCTCACTCCCCCCGATACCTGTATTCGTGAGAATAATCTTAACCCAGGCACCGGTCTGGCAGTGTAGGAGTGCCGGCACGGTGAGTGTGAACAGCTGCCGGGGATGGGCGCCGAGATCTCTGTGCCAGGCGCAGACGGTCTGAGCCTGAGTATCAATGGAGAAGTACTTATTCTCGATCTCTTTGCTTTTCTTGCCATACGTGTCAATCGAGGTCTGGTCGGTCTCGGTGATGTTGAAGATCTTGGTATTGCGAACAGGCTTCCCCTCGACTTCCACCTTTTCGAGGTAATCATTGCCGACTGTGTTCTGCAGGCGCATCTTGACCTTGTTGGCATAGACCACGTAATCAGCGATGGAAATGTTGCCGTTCGTAGATTGCAAAAGCACTTCTCCCTGGGTGTCGATGTTGTAGGCAAGCTCGATTTTCTCTCCGCCTGGGGTGGCGAACTCGAGGAAATGATTGACCGTCGGATCGGTCCAGGGAAGAGTCTGATCGTCTTTTGGAATGTTGTAGGCGTTTTTCTCTCCATCCCAGGTATTTTCATCCATAAACTGGTAGATGACTTCTTTGTTCGCAGCAAGCTCATACGCTTTATGCTGCACTTTCACATGATTAGCGACGACCTCGGTGTGATCCTTTTGGATCTTGATGAGATTGTCTTTGTCGAAATCCCACTCGCTCGTAGGCGGATTGGGCTCCGAATACTCATCTGCGAATCGGCTACCGACGAAACGCAGTTTTCCGCTGCCGTCAAAATAGAGGTAGGCCAGATATGCTTCGGCGATTTTGCTGAGCTCTTCCCAGACATTTCCCTCGAGCGCTACATAGGTGCATGAATGGCCGGTGATATCGTCCGCGATGATGTCTCCGGTCGCAACACCAGCGATGTCGGCGATGCTATGAACCAGGGAAGAGGCGGGTGTCGTGCTGTCGCAGATCTTGTAATTGGCATAAGCGATCTGGTCGCCGCCGGAAGTAAGGCATGGAGTTTCGATTAATTTCTTGGCCCGATCCCAGCAGCCGATCGACACTTCATCGACCACTCCTTCTTCCTGCTCCTGAAATCCGGCCCGATCAATGAATCCGGTGAAAATGTAGATGTATTCGTTACTACCTGCAGTCGCCGATATCCGGATCTCTCGGCCAGCCCGCAGATTACCGAAACCATCTCCCTGCTTGACGCCATTAAAGTGATAAGTCGAAGGATTGTAGGCTGCGTAGAAATTGGAACTGAAAGGACGGGTGCCGTCCGACAGCCGAGGATTGCGCAGTTTGAGGGTGGCGGTGTTGGTAGTTGCGAATCCGGACAGGCTTTCCAGGCTGGCGTTTATCTCGATGGCATCGACGAAAGAGGTAATATCAATCCAATCAGCTTCGTTGAATTTGATTTCGACTTTAGCTTTGCGATCATCCGCTTCTCCATCGAGTGAGGTTTTGAGTCCAGCGGAAGCCGTGATGAACAATCCCATCTATTCCATATCCTACTGCGCGAACACGACCAGACCCTTTTGGCGTTGTTGCTCGGCAGAGACCAGCTCGACGAACCGTTCCCAGGATACGTCGACGAATGTTCCGTTGAAAACGAAGGTATTGTAGATATCCGGCGGGCGGGTCACCAGCTGTTTGCTTTTTTTCACTTTCTCTTCCTCTTCCCCTGTGAGATATTCTTTGCCGGCGGTTTCGGCCTCTCTTGTGAACTCCTCATAACTCATGATGTCGCTGAGAGCCTCTCCCAAGGACGGAAAACTGCCAGCACGCTTGAATGGATTAAGGAAACGGATCACCCATTTCACTACATCGGCAAACCACCCGATGACGTTTGCTACCGTTTTAAAGACAACGTAAACGGCATATAGCACTGGATTGAGCGCCTTCAGTAGATCGCCTAGCAGCTCGAACATCGGGGCAAGTGATTCTCCGATAGTCCGGCCGATGATCTTGAAAAAACCCACCAAGGGAGCAAGAATGCTGTCGATTAGCGGCTGCAATACTTCCATCATACCTTCGAACATGATGGACAACGCTTTCATGGCGATGGTCATTGGCCCGCCCATGAGCGTGGAGAGCATTCCTGCCGAGCCAAGAAGATCCATGAAGCCACCGCCGAGCGCGTTGAGGATTTCCTGGAAAGGACCGATCTCCGGAGTCTTTGCTTCCTCTGCCATATGCGCGGCATACTGCAGCTCTACAAGCGAAGCCGAAGCGCTGTCCGCCGCTTCCCGGAATTGTTCCATAACTGATGGTTCGATGGGCGGCCTAATTGTCGATATCGGGGTCGTTTCCGGCTTTTCGCCTCCTGGCGCCGGCTTACGTGGCTCGATTCCCATGGCCCGCATTTCCATGCCAGCGAGATTTTCAACATTGATCTGGGCTTGCTCGATTAGCCGGCCGAAATTATCGAAATAGATCTGATCAGCCTTCTTCATTTGTTCTCGAGCTCCAGAATGCGCCTCTGTTTCCAGCCGATAATGGTTGCGAACTATTTCTATCTGCTCATCGAGATCGTCGCTGAAAACATTCGTCCACCGCTCGCCGGTTTTCTTCGCATATTCCACCCAATCGTCAATTATTTCCCTGGCAGCCCGGGTAGTTATGTCGGTAAGGTTAGCCATCTCTTCTTTGATTTTTCCCTTGCCCCACTCTCGAGGATCAAAGACTACTTTCAGAATGTTGAAAACACTCTCAAGCGCTTCCGCCCAGAGTTTGTAATAGGCGATAGTTGTCTTGATGAAAACTCCGATATAGCCGAATACTGTGCCAAAAACAGCACCGAATACCTGGACTATCTGGGTTATGGTTTGAATGTTCTCGGCGTTGCTCAGAAAATCCAGAAGCCAGGTGATCGCCGGCTCGGCTTGTTCCATTAGGAATTTTCCGAGAATCTCCTTAATGTCACCCCAGGCATTTTTCAGCCGCGTGAGACGTCCCTGGAAAGTTTCGCCCATCGCGTCGGCCATTCCCCCGAAGGCCGCGCCGATCTGTTCGGTAAGTTGTGCCATCTTCTCGCTTACAGGCGCTGTTGCATCGATCACGATTCCATACCGTGACAGTGCGTTGGTCGTGGATCCGAGAGTTTTTCCGACTAGGGAAGCTGCCATTTCAAGATCCATGCCCATACCGGCGGCCAGGTCCTGGACCAGGGGAATCGCCTTCATGAGCGCTTTGTCGTTCAGTTTGCTAAGAGATTGAAGCATGCCGGTCGCGGCGATCGTTGCCTCGTCGCCGTAGGTCGTGGTTTTTTGCAGCTCTGCGGCCAAGTCCTGCAGCTGCTGGGACAGCTGTGGCGTGTAGGTTCCAGTCGCTCGTAACGCAGCTTCCATACCTGCCACCGCCTGCTCCTGCTGCATGTAGGCTTCGGTCAGATCTTTGACAACCTTGATGGCGCCGGCAGCCGCGGCAACAACAGCTCCTATCTCCGCGCCGTAGCGCTTGATGGTATCGGTGAGCTTTCCCACTCCGCTTTTGGCCGAAGTTATGCCCGCCTTTGTCTTATCTTTGGCTGTGATCTCTATGTCTGCACTCGTAAATTTACGTGCCACGTGTCATGTTCCTGATTTCTTGACGGATATGCTCCTTGACGAGAGGTTGGATAATCTGAAAAATTGCTATCAACTTCCAGTCCTGCTCGTACAATCCTCCGGCATTCGGATAATGCAAGAACTCGCCATATGCGCCAGACATGGCGTGAAAATCCTTCACATACGGATGCCACCGAGCGACTGTTTCCGCTTCTTCACTTCCCTTCGGAAAGCGTCTTCCGGCTAGCACGTTTTCGGTTACCCATTCGATTTCCTCTCTTTCTTCTTTTCGAAAGGGCGGTTGTATTCCTGGATTTGATCGTGAATGTATCCGGTCATCTCCGGATTGATGCGGTCAAGTTCCTGAATGAACTCGTCGTCCCATTTCTCAAAAGGAAAATCATCATCCATCACTACTCCTGCTTTCAACCGTGCGAGAAATGCCTCGGCCATGTGGAATTTCTTCAAGTTCACTTCGCCTTCGTCTTCTGTTCCACGCTTGAATGACTGTCCCTGCAGGAGCAGGGCATTGATCTCGTGGGCTTCGTATTGGGAGTAATGCCGGATCTTCAGCTTTATCTTGCCGCCCGGATTGGTGAAAAACTCGGTGATGTCGATCTCTTTCGTGGGTAGTGCCTTAACGTCTTTGCTTCCGTATTTCACTCTATCCTCCTTATGCCGACCATTTGGTCGTTTGAGCATCCCGCAGTGTCGCCTTGACGATGCTGCCTGAAGCCGGTTTCTTGGCCGCCCATCCGATGGTCAGAGGGATCGCATCTCTACCGCCGATATCGTCCCCCTCGTCGATATATTTGACCGCCGGTATGTTCACGGTCAGCGTGTAGTAGTATCCCGCCTCGATCTGCTCGCTGGAGGTGAAGATCAGAGTAAGCTGCTTGGCCGCATTGGACATGTAGGCGGTACGCTGCGCATACGAGGTGGCGGTATACTCCAGGGTCATAGTGCCTGTAACGGCCAGCCCCTGTTTGTCCAGGGATCCCCGGGCATTGCTTCCATCCAACATGTACCCATCAGCGTTGAGCGTGTTGTCGATGGTCAGATCGAAACTCTTGACGTAGGCAACCGCTCCCCCGTCGATCTTCACTTGGCCGAGATCGAACACGTAAGCGAGTTTTGTCGAATAGGTGGGAGAAGCGGCGGACACCGTATCATCCTCGCTCTTTCCCAACACGTTGAACGTGGCCTTGAGCACCGAGCCCTTTGCCGCCGAAAGCGCCAGCGTGTTCACTCTACAGCCGGCGTATCGCATCTGCTTGATGGCCTTTCCAACCTCCAGGGTGAAGGAGCCCAGGTCCACGGCGTCGTCCGCCGGCGTAAAATCGTGATCGTAAGCCGCCCCGCCGGATCCTTGCTGGGTCACACTCCAGGCGTCCGTCCAGCCGGTGTTTCCATCACAGGCATCCGTCACGGCGCCGGCCGCAGCGTTCGTGATCGTGACCACAGCGGCGTTGACCGTCGCCCCAAAATCGGCTTCCGCGTCGATGGCGGCCTGAGTCGCCGTGGCAACGGCCGATGCGGTAGCATCCGGCGCAATCCCCACGACGATACCCGTTTTGCCGGATACCGCCGGGTCCTGTGATCCCTTTCCGTTCACGTCGTACCAGACGTAGTACTCTGTGGACGGGGAGTTCAGCAGCCAGTACTTGCCGCTCAAGGATCCCGCGACGTCCGCCTCACAGGTCACATCGGTGATCTCCGCCTGCGTGGTCACGACCTGCGACGGGTTTCCTTCTACGCCCAAGGCCATGAACAGCAGCAGACCGACGTTGTCCGGATTCACTTCGATGTCGAAATTGCCGGCTATGTCGATCGATCCCGGATAGATGTCATTGATGTATCGCTGGTTGATGTTTGCCGCCGATTGGATCTTCTCCACGGTCTTTTTGACGTTGCAGGTGAGAAATTCGAGGAACGTTGCCGGCGCTACCGGTGTTCCCCAACCTCCATCCTCTTTAGCGATCCCGAGATATCTTGCTCTTGCCAGTCCCATCTTTTTTCTCCTTCTTCGGTTCCAAGACCTCCACCAGGTCCTTTACCTCTTCGTAGTCTTCCGGCGGCATGACGATCGTCTCGCCGGCCGCACGGCTTATCACCCGATGAGCCTTCGTTTCAAAAGGCCCTTTCGTTTTCACCTTTATGCTCATGTTTTCGCTCCTACGGTGTTCCGTATACATATTCGTAACGGATGATGAAATCAAAATCGCAAACGATGATGGCCTCATTCTCCGTCAACAACACTTCCTTCACATCCGGCAGCGTGCTCCAGGCCGTCCCGCCACGCGTGCCGTCAACGCAGAGCGCGGTCTCCACATCGTCGAGAAATTTGTTGAGCTCGGTCTCAAGCTCGGTTTCCGCATACACCACGCAGCGCATCGTGACGGTCAGGTCCATTACCACCGATTGGCCCGCGGCTCCCTCAATCGCCGGCACCTCTGAAGTCCAGGAGACGATCGCCAGCGGATAGTCCTGCTTGTTGAATCGCTCCCACTGCACGCTTTCGCGCGTGACGAAGCGGATGTCGTTGTTGTAACCACTCGCCTTGCTGATAGATGCAAGGGTCTGGACGACGTGGTTCAGGATCGTCTCACGCGTTGCCACTTTCCCGCCTCGTCTTTTCTATCGCAGCGTTGATCGCCGCGATGATCGCATTACCGATCTGCCGCTCGTTCTTGCTGACGGATGGTTCCAGAGATGGCCGTGGACTCATGTGCTTGGTTCCCTCTTCCAAAAACCGCATGACAAACCAGTCTGATCCGATATGCCCCCGGAGCCCGCTTCGCATAGTATCGATGCTCCGGCGGGATTTGCCCGTGCGCACGCGAACCAGGCGCACCGCATCGGCCTTCACCAGCTTCAACATTTCGTCGATGGCCGGCCCCGCCGTTATCCGGATGTTCGCCCGCAGCCTATCCAGATCCCGGGGGACCTTGCGGGGATCCCGCAGCCGTACCTCCAGCTCAACCACCTTCAAGCTCCCTTACCAGGATCTGCTGCATCTCGTTTCGCTCTTCCACGTTGATGATGTGCACGATCTCATAGTACCGGTTGCCGTATTTACCTCTCATATCCGCTGTCATTCCGGGAACGTAGCGCTGGGTGATCGTGGCCGTGGTCTCACTCTCTGTCTGGTGGACGTCCAAG